TTCGATCTTTTTAAGGGTTGTTATTCTAATCGTGGTGGCGTTTTTTCGGTAGTACAAGCCGATCTCCGCCCAAGTCCACCCGGCTAGTCTCATTCGTATGATCTCATCCATTTTTGTAGATTCCGCAATCACATCGTTCACCTCGGCCGTAGAAGTACCAGCGGTGAGTGTGATTGTTTATTACCTCGACTGGGTTGTCTTTTTTGATCTGGTCGAGTTGGTCTTTCAGTCGGCTATCGTGCTGATCTCTCGCGAACTTATCGAACCACTCCTCGATTACTTCCAACGAATAGCATTGAGCGTGTTCACGTTGAGCAAGCTCCTTCAGCCCCCCTTCGTAGCTCGCCCGAGGTGGGAACTTAATATCTGGGCGTTGTGAGTTGATGTGATAGCTACTACTCATCTTCAAACTCCAGTCGTAGATACAAACACTATTCCCAGCCAAGTCAGATACAAGGCTAGGGCTACTATTGACAGAATCACGACTATGCCAGCTAGTATGTTTATCGTTGTTTTCATATGAGCGTCCCCTGTTCTCCGACACCTTCGGATTGTAGGGCGTTTTTCAGCTGCTTCTCCAGCTCGGCATCGTCCTTATAGTGTTTGTGCCACTCGGTAGCTGGTAGATCGTATCCAAGGTACTCTCGCCAAGTCTTTGACGCGTCCTTGCGTTTCTCCATCACCGCAAAATCAGTAGGTAGAAACTTATGCTCTTCGTTCTGAATCTTGGCTCTGACACGCTTGATGTTGTCTTCGCGCGGCAACTCGAACAGATCGTGCATATATATGTAGCCTTTGCCGTTGTCATCAAGGTGGACTTTGCTTTTGTAAAAATTGTACCAGAGGTACTGAGTCAGCTTGATGTCATCGTTTCGAGTCTCCGGCCACGTTTCAAGGCAGTATCGTACTTGTTTATCTAGGGTTTTCATTTTCGTCCTCCACTAAGTTAGTTGGAATCATTACATCAACCCGAGAACGAATCTCGGGGTCGTCTATATCTGGGGTTTCTAACTCTTGTTCACAGTCCGAGCAGTAAAACTCAGCACCGACAAAGTTGATAGCCACTCCGTCATCCTCTTTTTTTATATTGGTGGGCGCACACGCTATGCGTCCGTTGTGTTCGCAATTCACTTTAACCTCCTTCTTAGGGTTTTGACCCATTTTTTAATCGTGCTTTGCTGGGGCTGGTACTTGGGAATCTTTGTGCCGATTCCTCGGATAATCCAATCCTTATCTTTTACTTTTTTCAATGCGCTCTCCTTCTTGCATTATTATTAGCTCTTCAACGGACGGGAACGGGGTATGTAACCCGTGTTTCTCGCCCAGATACTTATTAAGCGTGTCGAAGACCTTATCAATTTCTACAGTCGTCAGCTCGGTGGTGGACTTCTTGTTGAGCTGGGCGATCTGGACGGGTCGCCACAGATACTCTTTGACTGTCGCCCCAGACCAAGGGATGTCAACTTCGGGCTTCAATGTCTTTCGCATATCCAGCCCAGCTTCGTTCAAGGTTTGAGCGTATAGGCCAAACAGAACGTGCAAAGCTTTGTTTTGTTGGTTAGTCCTTTGGGGATATGTCTTTTCATCCATTAGAAGGTCAACTTCTCTACCCACTTATCGACTTCTGCTAGGATGTTGACTTGGTATTCTTCCAGAAACTCAATGTCTTTTGCTACATCTTCTCTATGGGTTGGAATCACAAAGTAGGGTTTACTCTGTATCCTCGGGTCATAGAAGACGGTGTAGACAGTCTGTAAGTCGTCATTGACGATAAAATACTGTAGCACTTGCTCTTTGTATTCTTTTGGCAGCGTTTCTTCAATCAGCGCCTGGAGGTGTCGAGCTGAGGATAAACATTTAACCTCGACCGCACCATCGCCATCAGTCACCCCGTCAGGGCTAACTGCAATATTAGGGTTTTTGTCGCTCACCCAGAACGCACCTTCTTCAACTGGGATTCCAGTTTCTTCGGTGAACTTCTCGATTGCTTCTTTTTCTAGGCGGTGTCCTCGCTCCATCGGGTCTTCTTCGTCAGCGTCAACCGCTATACGGTCAGCGATGAGCTGATAAACCCCGATCTTCCAGGCCGTTCCACGCTTGGTAACAACATCTTTTAGCTTGCTACCAGTGATTTTACCTTTACGAGTCTCGAACCATTCCTCGGAGTTTTGCTCAATTTGTAGAATCTTCATTGAGAATCTCCTTCCGTTCGTCTTTAGCTGCGACCACTTCGGGTTCTTTTATTAGCACCCCGAGGGACTGCCAAACCTCTTGGAGTTCTTCGATCGTCCCAGCCGTGTTTATAGTGTCAATCGCCTGGACTATTGCTTCGGTCTTCTGTTCTCTGAGGTGTTCTTGGTAGTCTTCCATTTCTTCAAACGATGCAACCGCACCGCTGGCCAAGTAGCCAAGGTTGGCTAACGCCCGGCCGACTGCTATGGTCTCCAGCTTCTCAAAGGCTTTGTCGGATGTGACTTTGCCGAATGAGTGACCAGTCGCGTTGGCTGAATTGGGGTTGTCTAAGTCCTTTATAATGGTTGCCGTAAAAACGACAGTCCCATCTTCTTGGAATGTTTGTTCGGTTTTGATTGACCCGTTGACTGTATCTTCTCGGAATAACTTAATCCGAGTCGGCACAGTGGCGTATTCGTTGCCCTTTAGATCAATTGTTGGCATCTTCCGTGTCATAGCTTCTCCCAACCGACCAGCTTGGTCTTTTTTATCCAGATCGCTTTGTACGTTCTGGGGATGTATTTAACTTTAATCTTCATCTGATACCTCTTCGGCTTCTTCGATCAGCTCTTCAGCTTTTTCGATTAGTTCTTCATATTCACGTTGAGTCGCAAGCAACCAACGCGCATCTTCAACAGTGTCTAGGTTATAGCCACCGCTTTCGATTACTTCAAGTAGTGAGACGCTCATCGTCAAAATCCTCCTCGGCTCGCTCGGCTTCAAACTCCGCGCGCTCTTGCATTTTCTCAGCAACCCAAGACGCTTGCGCGCCTTCTGGGATGCCTTCTTCTTCGGCTAACTCGTTTAACCTTTGTAGTTCGTCTATCATACAAAGCTCCGTTCTCGGAGTCTGTCGCTGGCGACTCGGTAGCCGTGTTCAGCGTCACCATTGTATTGGTGCTTGAAATAAGCCCCTTCATCAGTGTTGACGACTTCGACTTTGTAGTCGTCTGACCATTCTTTGTTGTGTTCGTCAGCTACCTTGTAGATCGCGTCACGCGAGTAACTGCGGTTGGCAAACACATATTTGGCTTGTGGGAAGTCTTGGCGGTTTGAATGCTCGTAGATGTCATTCATCCCGTCAAAGTGGCCGTATTGATATTTTTTGATGACACTCATAACAGTGTCGTAGGTTTCTCCGTCAGTCCAAGAGACTCGGACGGAATCACCCATCGAATAAGTTTCGCTCCGAACACTGAATTTAGTGTCGGGGAATCTCTCCTTTAATTCAGACCTGATAGCTTTCGCGGTCTGGGCTGTTATTGTTTTCATAGTATGCTCCTTGTTTACACTATCTATTATACAGAGAAACTATAAACAATCAAGACTTTTTGCGATAAACGGGAATCTTATATTTGCGCCCAAGCTCCTGATTGATGGTGATATTTTTGCGCTTGGCTTCGCTTTTGATCTTCTTATATATGGGCTTGTGTATCCCAATACGTTGGTACTCGGTATGCTCGCCCGGCTTCTTGGCTGGTCTTCCGATCTTCGCCATCACTTCCTCCGACTTATTATTCCGCCTTTTTTACCAGCGCAATTAGCTTTGTAGTGTGCATAGTCGATCTCATCACAAGAACACGGCACACGGGACGCAAAGCCACCCGTCCGACCCTTTTTACCGCCTATAGCTCCGATCTCAGCATAGAAACTCTCGCCATATAGCTCTTTATTTTTCGCGGCAGCCTTCCGACCGCCTTCAACTGTACCTGACATTAGTATGCTCCTTTATTTACAGTTACTATTATACAGTAAAACAGAGACGGAACAAGGGCATTTGGGTTAAGCCGGAGGATGGTGTATGATAGTAGTAACTTTTGGCCTTTTAATCAAAATGTCAAAGGTTGTCAGAATTAGGGTAAAAGAAAACGCACCCCGAGAGGTGCGCTGGCCTTTTAATCTACATATAGTGTAGCATAACCTAAATCCGACACAAGTACTTTTACGCAAATAGGATTTATGGCGCAGTTACCTATCGAAAGGTAGAAGGTGGTATCCATAGCTCGGAAGAGTTACCAGTATGAACTTGGTGTTGATGCAGTACTGGTTGCCACCCTCTACTTTTTGAAAAACAAACTGTGTACCAGTACAGATAGGTCTGGTGTCACCTAACCAATAAGACACCCAACTTGCTTTGTACTGGCAACCCCGTAGTAGACGAATTTCAAGGGTCAAAGGTATGACAAATTACGTTGGTAGTTTAGCGTCTTATGAAGGGGAGTGTAAAAGACAAGACTGATAAACCTTAACTCTATCTCTAAGATAAGCAAGGAAGCGGAGCTAATGGAGTTCGTGGACTTAAAAAGCCCCAGAGGGAGCATACTATGTTTAAGAAGGTGGAGTTCTCAAGATAGAATCCTCTCGGGCTTTAACTAATGGTATCATATCTGGTATAATGTTAATAACTTAAAGGTGGTTATTTATGACTAAACAAACAGACTTGAACAAAGCTTACCGAGACGGCTTCAAGGATGGCGTTGATATGGCGATGGAACAGATGATGAAACCAATCCTGATACGGCCACCAATAGAGCAAAACCCATTCATTGACCCACCATTCTACACAACTTCACAAACAGACTACTCAGCCGAAGACTTTGCCGGATGGGATATTAACATTGAGAAAGGTAAAGATGGCAAGCCCCAACACAATCAAGATTCGTAAAGCCAAAGACAAGCTATTGCTCAAAGCGCAGCCAAAATTGGTACACGCCAGCCCTAAAGGTAGCGAGCCGTTGAATTTGGGACGCAACGCGGAGAAACGAAGGATTAAAGAACAGCACCGAAAGTTAGTCGAATCACAAAAGGCATACTATGGCTAAAGTCGGAAGACCCTCCAAATACACCAAAGAGTTAGCAGCCGACATATGCTCTAAAGTAATGGATAGGAACTTAACTCAGGTGCTTAGAGACGAGGGGATGCCGAACAGGGATACTATTTACAAGTGGTTTATAAAGTACCCAGATTTTGCCGACAACTACGCGCGCGCAAATAAAATCAGACGCGAACAAACCTTCGATACGATGGAAGAACTGATCGACCAAGAGCCAGAAACGAACCGCGCCCGGCTGAAGATTGATCTGTTGAAATGGAAGCTTGGCAAGGAAGAGCCAAAGAAATATGGCGACTTCTTAAAGATTGACGAGGAATCGAAAGTAACACATAAATGGGAATCACTGACGGATGAGCAGCTCGACAAAGCAATCAAGGAAAGAGAAGATCGAGTATCTGGAAATTCTTGAAGAGAAGGAGCGCAGACGCACCGCAGACCCTCTCAAGTACGCCAAGTATCACGATAAGCAGGAAGAGTTTTTCAAGGCGCAGGAAGCTATCAGGGCGTTGTTCTGGGGCAACCGCGTAGGCAAGACCGAAGGTGGAGCGCAGGAAGCCGCCAGATACCTTGAAAACAACCACCCATACCGCACGATTGGCGATGGTGTTGAAATCTGGGCTGTCTGCCCGTCATTTGAAGCCCAAGAGGAGACCACGCAGAAGAAGTTATTATCATACCTCGCCCCGTCTAAGATCGACCGCATTGAATACATACGAGGGAAGATCATTCGCAAGATCGTTATGAAGAACGGCTCATTTGTGACATTCAAGTCATACGAGCAGGGGCGCGAGAAGTTTCAGGGAGCTGGTAAACGCCTGATCTGGTTCGATGAAGAGCCACCAAAAGACATATGGGAAGAGTGTTTCGTGCGTGTTGAAGCTGGCGTTCAGCTGGATGTGATACTGACTATGACCGCGATCAAAGGGATGACTTGGGTCTATAAGGACATTTACAAGGACACCGCCAACCCTGATCTGTTCGTATCTACCGCTGGTTGGGACGATAACCCTTGGTTGACCAAAGCCCAGCTGACTCAGATGTCACGGGGATTATCTAAGGCAGCCCTTCAGGTTCGTAGGGAAGGGAAGTTCGTCAAGCGTGTCGGGCTGGTGTGTTCGTGGTTCGAGCGTGATGTTCATTT